GGCATTTTCTGTAGACGGGGATTTTCCCGTAATCGCTCATTAACGACCATACGGCCTCACATACAAGCCCTTTAATATGACTTTGTTGGGTGTCCATGTGCGTATTTTGAAGGTCCAGTTTCGACCCGTTCCCAGAAACCGCCATAGAACACGTTTCTTGTATTTGCCCGCATCGCCTATATCGCCTGAAATCTCGTTACCGTAGTGATGACCACCGTCTTTAGACCATGACATCCAGATAGTCGTGTCAGTCGGGTCGTTTGGATCTCCCGTACCTTCCTCCATATCGAGATGAACGCGAGATATGCGCAGTCTTACCTCTTCTTCGGTTATGTTCGGCGTTACCACAGTTCTCTCGACCCGCGTTCCTGCAATCGTTCCGACAGATGAGTCAAGCTCATAAACCTTGCCGTTCTGGTAATCTCCAAGAAGATGCTTGCCAAATACGTATACGTGGCAGTTATAGCGCTCCCGATTCGGAAATACACCATCAATGTTATGAGATCGTTGATGCCATCTCTGAGTACGAGCGTCATACGCCCAAACCCTTTTTTCAGTCGGAAAGGTCAGAACATAGAACTCATGTCCTTCATATTGGTAGGAATACCCAAAAGCATCGGAAATGGTCGTGTACGTGGATAACTCATAATCCAGTTCAGTCGATGATATGACTTTAGGCTGATTACTCTCGCCAAACATAACGACTTGTCCACCACCGCGCTCATTGCGCGATAACCAGCAGATATTGTTATCCATACGCGCGGGAGAGAAGGGTGCAGCACAGCCCATCTGCTTAAAACCACCCTGATAGCGTTGGAATAAGTTGTCAGCATCGCCAGAGTTGTACCAGGCTGATGTGGTTTTAACGCCAAATGCCTGTAATTGCCGCTGATCTGAGATTAAGGACTGGATTTCGTCGGGATCACCTTCGGCGGTTTCAAAGTCCAAAGCACTGACAGTCACGCCATCGTATTGTGATGTGGTGTAAAACCTGTCTGTACTGGCGACATTGAATATAAAGTAGCCATCAATCGTAACCACAGAGACAGCGGCGTAATCGGTATATCCTGTGAGTGTCGAAGTCGTATTATCGTAGATATATCGCTGCGTTCCGTCAGCAATGAAGATTTGTTGGTTAGCACCCGTCCTGACTCCGATGTGAGCCATAGAAACTCTGCCAGAGGACGTTGTGAGGGTTCCACGTGAAACAGCCGTACCGGACGAATTAACCTCGTACAGTGTGCTCCCACAGACGAAATAAGCCAGTTCGTTGTATTCGATTGCACCCCTGACCTCACCATTACCCAAGTCCACAAACTCTGTAGACCCCGGCGTATTGACTAAAGCCTCGCCAAACTCTCCCTGCTCATAATAGAGATTGATAGCCTTCTCAGGTGATACGTTAGTGGAGCGTCCTTCGGTTCCACCGAGTAAACGGAGTTTCATCTGACATCCAGAACAAATTCAAGGCTTGCGTACTCAGTATCGAAGTCGAGAGCGTTATTGAGCTTGAACTCAGCGGTTGACCATAAACGTCCCTGTTCTCTTTCGGGTATACCGTATTCAGAACCCAGTTCAGCGGCTAATCCCCAGACTAAAGTATTGCCCCACTCAATCGGAAACTCAGGGTTATCACCTGCTGCATCAAAATCATCGGCGTGAAACTGACAACTCATCACCAGTTTATCGAGGGTAGAACCCCCGTTTACGGGCCATACATACAGAGAACCTGTCGTTAGGGTGGGTTGATACCAAGCCTCAACAGGAGGCCCGTCAGAGCCTTTATTGGACTGACTCATGTACTCTTTCTCACCGACTAAACGCACTTCTACGTCAATATCTGAGGTATCTCTGCGATAAGCGTACAGAACTCGCGTTGGTCTTCCCGCTGTGGTCGTATAGGCATAGACTTTTCCAGCAGAAGACGCGGCGGTGAGTATTCCTGTCGTGATAGTGACCTGAATACTTGAGTCAACCGTGGCGATAACGTCCCAGTGAATCGTATTGTCATCGAGTTTAATGCCGATAATGTCCGCAGCAGTCATGCCCGTAGAAGACGTTACCGGAATCACAGTAGCCGATGCCACCTGATCTGCCGTTATAGTGGTTTCTACGTATGAGGCTGTAGCGTTCGCCGTTCCGAGGGAATAGACCTTCTGGTCAGGTTGCAGGAATAAGGTGATCTCATCCCGTAACCACAGGTCTGCACCTCTGGCTGTGTATTCCTTGACGAGCAGGTTTAAGGCAATATTAGCAGCCGATGTTTCACTGCCGCTAACAGCCTCTCCCTGATCAAAGGCCCCGACTTTACGTAATGCAGCCTCAATGATATTGGCACGCGTTATCGTGAAGTCCTTACTTCCTGAAGTAGCCATTAGCCTGTGTAGACTATGACTGAAGCACCCGTACCCGTAATGTTCAGGTAGAGTCCGTTCTTACATTTGACAGGTCGAGAGAAATCGAACAGTTGTGATCGAGCTGCACCCGCTACGCCGCCTTCAAAAACTTTATCTCCAGAAGCCGCTGTATTGTCATACAAAATGGCATCTGCCGGATTTGTACCGTCAGTAATAATCAATACAGACGATACGCGGGTATTACCCGTATGTAAGGTACCGTCTGTGGTGACTTCACCGAGAGAAATGCTTGATGTGGTCATTTCAATTCCTTTTGAAAACGCCCCCGAAGGGGCTATAAATATTAACCAGTTGCGGTAATAGCATCAGTCGTTAATGCTCTGCCATCGACGTACCAGTAAGTACCATCACTAAAGACAGAAGCCCAATCACCAATATTCTCAGCAGTATCGACAAAGTTAATCTGGTCAGCGGCATCAACGTCAACAACGGTGCTTGCCACCATCAGAGAACCTTCAATATTATCTCCTTCAGCAGAGGCAAGTACACCATCACTGGTGAGTGCAAAGCCAACAATGACCTTGCAACGAAATCCGGTATTGGTAACTGCGGGGAGCGTGATGGTTCCCGGCGCAGCATCACCTAAAATGAATGTTTTGCCATTATCGCGCGTGGTAAGAGTTTTCCCGGCAGTAATTACTTCTACTTGACCGGAACCCACTGCTAATGGTCCTGAAAAATGCGTTGTGCCCATATTGTTCTCCTGCGATGTCTCGCGTCAACTCCCGTCTTTCAGGGATCTATAAAGAGGGGAAGGACCGAAGTCCCTCCCCATGTTTCTAAACTCCGGGCGAGCCGTATAAACCGCGCCAATCTCCCCAGAAGGGAACAAAGCGCATGTAGGCTTTTGCCTTTGCGTTGTCTGTATCGAAGTCTTCGTCCTTTGAAAATTCAACCGCGTTACGGTCAAACCAGCACATGCCTTGAGGGGCATTGGTACGAATGAAGAAAGCATCGCTGTCCGTGAGGTAGTTATTAACAAATACTTCAGGGAGGACATTGAGGCTATTCAACGCGTTCAAGTCATTGTCAGCCGAACTGGACCGTCCAATAGACTTCAAGATGCGTTGTCCTTCGTAGACAAGAGCCGTTGGCAGAATCAGACACTTCGGTTGAAGTGCAATCTGCAATCCCTTGGAGTTTTTCGCATCCATGATCTGAATGGTCAAATCTTCAAGAGAGGCTTCCGACAAGTCAGCAGCAGTCGCCAGTTCATTGGACATGTTTCCAGCCAATGACGGATGATCTGTTGCCAATAACTCTTTGCCATCACCACCCGCATACGCCGCCGTAAATGCACGGTTGTATACGTTTGCACCAACGATGTTACGTGTAGTCGCCATCGAGAATGCCAGTGACTCAGCGCGAGCCATTGAGACTTCTTCGTACAGGTTATCTTCCTTTTCTTCCTTGGTTACGATGTAACCGAGAGCATAAGCAACGTTTGTACCCCGTGAGGTAATACCCTGTGCGTTAGAGTCATAAGCTACAGAAGAACCTTCTGCCTTGACAGGAGCAACGCCGAAACTGGTCGTTTCAACGATTTCCTCGTACTTCTTGTTGGAGGTTTTTGAATCAAAGAGCTTGGTAGTTTGATCGCCGTGTGAAGCATAGCGATTACCAAACCAAGCATGAACTCCGGGCCACACCGCTTTAGGATGGGCACCTGATGTAATAACGGCCATTATGCTATCCCCGTCCTAAGTGGTTTGTCCTGCGGGTCATTAAACTTGATAATGACGCTTTTGTTCGATGAACCAGTTCCCGCGAGCAAGTTATCTGCCCGGTCAACCAATGCAACGATTTGCAGGTCCAATGTGGAGGTCGTAGCAGCATCCGATTCATCAAGTTCAAAACCTGACAAGCCGTAAACCGTACTACCAGCAGCAACTTCAAAGCCAGCATTCAAGCCAACTTCTGCCTCTGTAAGGTCGCCATCTTCCTGACACTCAAAGTACGTGCCTGAAGCTGATGCTACCTGACAAAAACGCAGTGTTGATGCCTTCCGGTACTGATCGGAAAGAGCATCGGGATTAACCTCAAATCCGGTTACTACACCGAATACTGGTTCCCCTGCTGCACATTGTGATACACCCGGATAGCCCTTATTGGATGAGCCATCGAGTATTACGGGATCGCCTATAAAGGTAGCAGTCGTATCTGCTGCCGCGATTACGCATCGGAGTGTCGCACCGTTATAGGGACTTCCATCCCTATTGATCGGTCGAAACCCAAATGGCGCGTCTGAATTAGCCATGTTTCAATTCCTTTTGAAAGTTAATTAGGCAATGCAGTTAAACTCGGTTTACGTGTCCTTGAGGTACGTATTGATTTTCAACCACATTACCGCCTGGTTGACCAGAATTAAGGGCGTCATCAAAGGCTGTATTAGCCTTCTCTTTAGCGGCTTGGTCCTCAACATAATACTCAGTGAGAATTTTCATCAAGTATCCGGTTATGGGTTCACCACCACCCTTACTAACAGTCATGCTAACTCGATCATTCAGGGCTTTACTGCCTTTGGTCACATTAAACTGACCAATCGAAGGCGCTTCATCACGAGTACAAAACTCCCATGACCCTGCCTGTGCTTGCTGGATGCGCCCGTCAATATCGCTGATCCATCGAACTGTCCAACCGTTATCTTTGAAGTTTTGTGTGTCTTCATCGGATAACTGTAGTTTTGCTCGACGACCACCCATCGGTACGCGCTTTCTCCGTCCTTCCTCTCTTTCAGGTTTTGACATGACTAACTCCAATCGTACTCTGCTAGGAACTGCTCTTTGGTAAATCCCGGTATGTCCTTTATAAAGCGTTGTGCTTGTGCTTTATCAGCTTTAGGGAGGTTATCCCACGACTGATTATCAGAACTACCTGAATCTCTACTACCACCTTTCTCAACGCCTGCTGCATTCTTTCGCGCAGGGTTTTCAAAATCTTCGGGGAACGTTTCCTTAACCTGACGAGTCAGTTCTTGGAAATATGCCTTACCCGTATAGCCTTGTTGCACTATCTCTTCAGCGATTCCGTCTGCAAACCGCCCTAACTTCTTGTTGTCAGAATACCACGGATTGTCATCTGACCACTTCTGAGACAGTTTTTGATAGGCTTCACGACCATCTGAGGGAGGTTCAGTGGCTTCCAGAGACTTAATATCCTTCTCTGCTTTAACCGCTGCAACACCGTCACCGTCTGTAATCGCTTGTGCCCTGACTGTCTCAAGTTCATCAATCAATCGCTGATTTTCTGCCTTATCCTTATCTCGCTGCTTGTTGGTGAATTTCAAGAACTCAGCATTGGTCTGCGTTAGTGCTTCAATACGCTCGTCCTGCTGTGCGAGTTTGTTTCTCAAAATACCGGGGATTTGCTCTCCGTCTTTGACAAACTGCTCGGCACTCTTAAATCCACCTGAAGGGGGTTCACCCTTCCATTCAGCTTCGGGCTTCCAGCCCTGCTCTCGTGCTTCTGCCTCGGTATCCATCACTTAGCTCCTAGTGGTTCTCGACTTCTCATTTCGTTGAGGTCAACCTTTGCCGATACTCCGGCAGTAATGTCCTCATCGTTTAACAATCGGTACTTCTTTCCGTCCTCACCATCAAAAGGGAGTCCGTTGTAGCGCGCAAATGAAACCCTGTCGCCTACTTCAGCAAAAGGCTGTGAATAACCCGTTCTGCGCCGTTCTACTGGCTTCCACTGACCGTCAATAAGGCGTTCAATGGTCGTAACCCTGTCAATCCATGCGTCAGGTCCAACCGCGATTAAAACGCCCGTAACCTGTGCTAACTGGTGTTTGTTCAGTTCTGACTCTGGAATGATAATGCCTCCCTGAGTCTTCTCTTCCAAAACATCCGGTAATACCACTACCCTGTCACCGCAGGGTGTAAATCCTGAATTATTCATGCTCTAACTCCACAACTATTGACGTAAAATCGTCCTTGCTCTTGCTTTTAATATCATCCATAAGCATAGGAAACTGATGCGTAAAAATTGGAGTTCCAAGTAACTTTTCACAGTATTCGTGCATATCCGAGAAACTACCTATAAGTATTCCCGTATAAGCAGATACAATTGCTGCCTCTCTCTTATTCATCATCATCTACCTCAAAGTAAGACCAATCGCCGCCTAGCAGTGCAATCCACAGTTCCCATACTGCTTCGCGGGCTTCTAACTCAATTAAATTTTCCTGTGTTTTCTGAGGTTCACCACGAAATATG